GTAGGATAAGGGGGGATAGATGTCAGACGACGAAAAATGGAAACAGCCAGACCAGCCACCGCCCCCTCTGTTCCTCGGTGAAAAAGAACGCAACCTTGTTAAGCAAGTTAATGACGAGCTTATTGAGCGCGTTATAGGACAGCAAATTGTTTACTATCCTATTGACGATTCAATCACACAATACAACAATCTTTATGGTGAGGCTATAGAAAAAACATTCTTACCACCTGTCCGCGTTTATGCTCTTGTAGATTACCAGAGCACAGAAACAAAAGCAGACACAGTTGCTGGTATGGACAAACAAAACACAATCACAATTTACTTCCACAAAAGAAGATTGATTGAAGACCAAGACCTTTATGTTCGTGAAGGCGACTTTGTTTTGTATGGCGATTACTACTACGAGATCGTCAGCACACAGTGGGCAAGACAATTGTTTGGACAGATTGATCACACATTTGAAATCGTAGCTACAGCATACTATTCAAGAGAGGGACTATTCGATGCCACCTAATGACAATCCAAGAAAGCAAGAGCTTGCTCCGATAAAAGAAATAGAGCTTCAGCCCTCAACAATTGAGACAATTGATCGCGCGATCTTTGAGTTTGTTGATGAAGATCTTGATATCTTTTGCTCTACAAACAAAGGGTTTAAGAAGGTGCCATTCATTTGGGCAGGTGCTGAGAGAGCGTACCAAATCAAACATAATAGAGAACTTCGTGATGTTAACGGCTGGCTAATTTATCCAATTATGAGTATGGAGCGCACAGGCATTACAAAAGATTTAACAAAGCGTGGTGCCTATTATGCAGCCGGACAAAACCTTGGCGATAACAAGGGCGGGTCTATGACAATTGCAAGAACGATTAAACAAAATAAAACAGCCAACTTTGCTAACGCTGATTCAAAAAGACTGATTTCAAATACAGTCGGAACAGGTCAGAACAACTTCCCACGAAAAAATGAAAAAGTTGTTTATGAAACAATTACAGTTCCAATTCCAGTTTACCTTGAGGTCACATACACGTTGACTGTTATGGCTGAGTATCAACAACAGATTAATGAAATTATCACACCCTTCATGACAAGAACTGGTGCGATTAATTATACAGTTGTAGAGAAGGACAACCATCGCTTCGAGGTATTTATTGACTCAGACTACACCCTCAATAACAACGCCTCTTCGCTACTTGAAGATGCCCGAGGTTACGAGACACAAATTAATTTTAGAGTTATTGGCTACATCATGGGAGCCGACAAAAATGAAGAGCGTCCGAAGATTGTACGCAGAGAAAATGCCGTTGAGGTCAAGATACCAAGAGAGCATGTAATCGTTGGAGATATACCTGAACACTTGAATGTCAGCGGTAATGTTCCTTTTTATCGTTCATAAAGTTATATTTAGGACTTTCGTCAATTTATTAACTATTTATTAACGATAATCAGAATATTTTATTCTCAAGATTTTGAAGAGCGACAAGGAGACACTTCATAATGTCAGTTAAAACTTTTAAGTTTATTTCCCCCGGTATTTTCATCAATGAAATTGACAACTCGCAGCTACCTGCTGTAGCCGACGAGGTTGGACCAGTAATCGTTGGTAGAACAGAGAAAGGACCAGGCATGCGTCCTATTAAGGTTAATTCATTTTCAGAGTACGTTCAGATCTTTGGTAACCCAATTCCAGGTAATCAAGGTGGAGATGTCTGGCGCGACGGAAACTACACCGCACCCACTTACGCTGCCTACGCTGCACAAGCTTACTTAAGAAACAGTAATGCCACAACTGTCGTTCGTCTTCTTGGTGCTCAAAAGTCTGGACTATCTTCAACTTCAGCAGGTCGTGCAGGCTGGGAAACAGATGCTAAAACCAATACTGTTTTGAATGCCACCAATGGTGGTGCTTTTGGTTTGTTTGTATTTCCTTCGGGAACCTCCGGCGCAGGTGTGATGCAAGCAGATATTACAGGCACTCTCGCCGCAGTTTGGTATCTTAACGAAGGCAGTATTGAGTTGACAGGCACAGTTAGAGGCACTTCGACACTTACTTCAAGTGCAACTACTTTAATGAAGGATCAAGCTTCTGTTAGTGTTCCGGGCGCTGGAGCAGTTGAATACAAGGCGATTATTAGAGATAGTGGTGGAAACAAAGAGCACGAAACATCTTTTAACTTTACTCGTTCAAGTTCAAAGTTTATTCGTAAGGTTTTTAACACAAACCCAACTCTGGTTAACTCTGATTTTACAAGAACCGCACAGTTAGAAACTTACTGGCTTGGACCATCTTTTGAACGCGAGGTTGCAGACCATATCTCAGGAAATTCGTTTGCTGCTATTATTGGTCTTGATAGTGGATCAAGTGCTGCTTCAAACTTTAGATTTGGATTTCAGGCAGCACAAAGTCCTTGGATTATTTCACAAGATCTTCAGTCCTCGTATATTGGTTTTAACGCTGGGGACATGGTTAAATTATTTAAATTTTATTCACTTGATTCTGGCGAAGACGTGCAAAAAAGCGTCAAGGTTTCTATTAGAGATATTAAAGTTTCCAGTAATGAAGAGAATCCATATGGAAGCTTTACTGTCGAGGTTAGAGACATTCGCGATAGTGATAACGCCCCGATTGTATTAGAGAGATACTCAAGTGTAAATCTCAATCCTGCATCTTCTAATTATATTGGCAGAGTTATCGGTGACCAAAGGCTCGTCTGGGATGACGTTGAGCGTCGTTATCGCACTTATGGCGACTTCCCAAATAACTCCTCGATTATCCGTGTTGAAGTAAATGAAGATGTTGCTGCCGGTGTGACTGATGCGAGATACTTGCCATTCGGCTCTTTTGGTCCTCCAAGATTTGCAGATTGGACATATCTCTCAGGTGGTTCTGAGCCAATTAACAATTGGGTAAATAACAATATTCCACGCACCGGGTCGCGCAAGCCAGAAGATGGCTTCTTAGATGTTGGACCTGCTGGGTTAGATAATGCATTTACTGCGTCTCTTGAGTATCCGTCCGTAGCGCTTAGAACTAATGCTACCGATGGCGACTTACCAGACCCAACTGATGCCTATTTTGGATTTGACTCCACACAAAATGGAAACAACCGCTTTGAAGATTCAAATATTGATATTTTAAGAGTTCTTCCAGCAGCAGTAAGCTCTCATGCGAACTCTTATGACGTTGATGGGACTGGTGTTGAATTCTCGTATGTATTTACACTTGATGACTTGAGTAGTTCTTCTCCAAGACCTGCCGAGACAAGGGCGGTATATTCTTCAGGATCCCGAGCATTAGGAAAGTCATTTACAGCAGTTAGCTCGTCTTATGAAGAGGTTCTTGACCTTGGATATGATAGATTTACTGTTCCGATGCACGGCGGATTTAATGGGCTTAAAGTTACAGACAAAGAACCATTTAATAACACTGAAGCTCTCAACGGAAATGATTCTACAAAATATGCTTTCTACAGTCTCCGACGTGCAATTGATACAGTTGCTGATCCTGAGAGAGCCGAGTTTAACTTAATGGCTATTCCAGGTATCTACAAAGAATCTATAACTGCACACGCAATTGAAGTTTGTGAAAGCAGAGGTGATGCCTTAGCGGTTATTGATCTTGATACCGGCTATAAGGCACAGACTGAGAACACAAACTCTCAAGAGGACAACGCTGGCTCTGTTACGACAGCGGTTAACAACTTAAGAAATCGTGGACTTAATTCAAGCTATGGCGTTGCTTACTACCCATGGGTCCAGATTCGCGATAATATTAACGATTCATTATTGTTTGTGCCGCCTTCTGTCGTTGCTCTTGGAACATATTCCAGCGCACAACGAAACACCGAGCTTTGGTTTGCACCCGCAGGCTTCACTCGTGGTGGTTTAACAGAAGGCTCCGCAGGATTGCCAGTTGTGCAAACTCGTCAGCGATTAACCTCTAAGGAGCGCGACAAGCTCTACGAGGCAAACATCAATCCAATTGCAACATTCCCAGCAGAGGGTATTGTAATCTTCGGTCAAAAGACTCTTCAGGTTACTCCTTCCGCTCTTGACAGGGTTAATGTACGCCGTCTCTTGATCTTCCTTAAGCGCGAGATCTCAAGAATTGCTGCAACCACCTTGTTTGATCAGAATGTTCAAGCTACATGGAACCGATTTAAGTCCAGAGCAGATGCCTTCCTCGCTTCGGTTCAAGCCCGTCTTGGTTTAACAGATTACAAGATTGTTCTTGATAGCACTACAACAACTCCAGAGTTAGTTGACAGAAATATCATGTACGCTAAGATCTTCCTTAAGCCAGCGCGAACAATTGAGTTCATCGCCCTTGACTTTGTTATTACAAATTCAGGTGCAGGATTTGAGGATTAAAAAATAAAGGACTATATATTACAAATGGAGACTTATAACTAATGGCAAGTAAACAAAACTTCTGGGGCAACCCGAATTTTGAACCAAAAAGACAATTTAGATTTTTGGTACAACTATCTTTTGGAGAACAGGATGTAACCTTCCTTGCGAAGTCTGTTGATCGTCCTTCGTATAGTATCTCCTCTAATGCTCACCAGTTCTTTAATCACACCTTTTATTACCCAGGGCGAGTGACTTGGAACACACTTAATTTAACTCTTGTGGATCCTTTACAACCTAATGGTGCTGAACTTCTCTATCAATACCTTGAGAACTCTGGCGTTAAAGATCCTACAGATGTTAATGCTGCTACTGGCACAACCATTACAAAGTCCTCTGCTACAACAGCGATGAGCAATATTGTAATTCAAGAGATCGGAACTCCTGAAGGTGGTGGAGATGCATCTTTGATCGTGGGTCAATGGACCTTGAAGAATGCGTTTTTTACAGACGTTAATTTTGGATCTCATGACTACGGCTCAGAAGATATGGTCGATATTGGTATCACAGTTCAGTATGATTGGGCAGTATATGAGGCTTCCTCTAACCCAGGTGCTGTTGATCCCACCAGCGTTATCTAATTTGTAATCAATATTTTTTTAGAAACTATTTAAAATATAGCACAGATACGGTATACTGTGTATAGACTATTTTAAAGAGGTGTAAATGTCTAGAAATAAGCAGCGAACTGCTG